GCTGGACGGATCAAAATCATAGTCGGCATCAGTTGCACTCATGTTCGAAACTTCGAACACCTGCGCGACCGGATAGAGCGACAAGGTCAGCGCCTGGCGCTGCAGAATGTTCTCGCCGGGATCGAAGGTGAAGGTTTCCAGCACTTCGGCGCGGCCGAAACGGCGGTCGCAATATTCTGCAATGATCCGTGATTGAAACGTAATCATCGCCTGCAACTGCGCGTCCTCGCTGTTGTCGGTGATGCCGAGCGCGAGCTTGAGGTCGGCCAGACTGATCAGGTCAGGACCAGCGCTATCGGTCGCCTCGTCAAGAATTTCGAGGGTCGAGTGCATTACTTTAACCTGATCGGCTCGGGGGTATGTTTTTCTTCAAGGCGAGCGTCGCGGCCGTCGCTGCCGCGCTTGACAGCGAGCCGCCAATCATCCGACTTGCCGGGCTTGGCGGCAGTGTCGCGCTGCGCGATGAAAAACGAGCCGCCGAGCGTGACGCCGTCGCCAGCAACATAGTTTGCGCTCTCTTTCCAGACGCCGGCATCGAGCACGAGCGCGGTCTTGATCTCGTGCACGGTGTCGCCGATCGTCCATCGCAGCGTGCGGCCGCTGTCCGGCGAGACAAACGACGCAGCCTTGATCACTAAGGCCACGCGCTGCTCGACCATCTTTTCGATCAGCGTCAGATCGGTAGCGTTGCGGCCGGGATCGCCCTTCGGTCCCTGCAAGCCATCTCTGCCATCGAGACCGGACGGGCCGGGCGGGCCGGGCGGCCCCGGTAAGCGCGCGAGCGCACGCACCTCGCTCAACGCGCGCTGGCACATGGCAAGGCAAACGCCGAGCGCTTCGGTCAGCGTATATTGCGGCGCGGGGATGGCCGACGATGATTGAATGTCTTCGCCGGGGCTGGGCATTGCTGTGGCCTCAGAGGAGTTTGTTGATCGAGGTTTCGACGGCGCCTTGCAGCGCAGCGTCCGTGATGAGTGAATGTCCTTCCGCATCCACGCCGGCATCCTGCACGGCAGTGTCCATGACACACGTCGGAATTACTTGCGAGGCCGCACTATCGGGCACCAGCAGAGCCTGTTGCGCCCACTTGATCCGGGTGGAATGTGCCGGTGTGGTTGCCGGCTCGTCGGTGATATAGCGGGCATAGGTGAGGCACCCGACCTTAACGCGACCGAAGAAATCCGGGTCTTTCATCAGGTCCGCCGACTGGTCGTAGGTCAGTGCCATTCGTCCCTCCCTATCGCACGCGCCGTGCGCGCAGCGAGCCGAAGACCTCGAGCGTCGATGTTGTGAACAGGCAATACGCCACCAGATAGACCGTCGTTGTGCTCGTGAAATTCTTGCGCACTGTCGGCGACAAGGCAGAGACGTAGCCGGCGACACCGGGCGTGACATTGCCGAACCATGACCCCTGCTTGCCGGCGCTCTGATCCAGCACTGCGCTCGTCTGACTGATCGAGGCAAGGATCGTCTGCACCACTGTCGTGGTCTGCGGGTAGCCGATGACGATGCCCTCGATGTCCCAATCGCCCGCCTCCAGACTGAGGCTGGTGATGTTCTGCTGGGTGGCGGTGGCAATCGCCGCGCGGCTGGCCTGGAGGATGACGCTTTCCTTGTATTGACCAACCCAGCCGGTGGCCGCATCGCTGCCGTCGTTGACGCCCTGCAGCGCGCAGCCGGTCGATGCGACGGTCATGCGGACGAGGTTGCCGCCCGAGGTGCCCCGGGTCAGAAACTGGATCTTGCCTGGCATCACGCCGGCAGATGGCGTGCCGTCAACCGACACAGTGATGGCGCCGAAACCTATGAATGCGCTGCCGTCGCTGGCCGCAAAGTTAAGTTGCGTGCCGTCGTTGTTGCTGACGAGCCCATGTGTATTGACCGAGCCGCCGCGTGATTTGCGGAAGTTCATGCCGGCTAAGTTGGCATTGTTTTCCCAGTTGTAATCAACTATCCGGCCCGCCCCGCTGTGAACCTCCAATGCTGCCGTCGTGTCAATACGCGCCGTATGCCCGACCACCAGCGGCAGGTTGCTGCCGAGGTTGAAGTAGTTTTGCCCGGTAAAGGTGTTGTTGCCGGCGGCGAACACATCACCGAAGCCGGTGGCGTTGAGGACGCCGCCGGCGAAGCTGATGTTGGCGCCGAAGGTCACCGCCGACCAGGTATTCGCCGCCGAGCGATAGAGCCATGTGCCGGTGCCGCCGTAGCCAGCGATCGAGGTGAGGTCAGCATCGAGCGGTTGGAAGCCTCCGAGCGCGGTGGTGACCCACGCCGTCGTCGCGATCGAGGTGTCGTTGTCGCCAAAGGCGGGCGTCGGTGCTTTCGGATCGCCGGTGAACGTCGGCGAGGCGAGTTGCGCGTAAGCCGACAGATCGATCGAGATCGCGCCGGTGCCGGAATTGAACGAGAGCGGCGGGCTCGCCGACACCACGCCGGGCGGACCTTGTGGTCCTTGCGCTCCCGGCGTTCCAGGCGGGCCTTGTGCCCCAGTTGCGCCTTGCGGCCCTTGTGCGCCGTCAGCACCAGCCGGACCTTGCGGGCCGGGCGCGCCATCAGTTCCATCAGCGCCGGGCGGACCTTGCGGCCCGATATCGCCTTGCGGCCCCTGCGGACCTGTTGCGCCATCGGCTCCATCTGGGCCAGGTTCCCCCTGCGGCCCTGCTGCTCCTTGTGGGCCGGGCGGACCCTGCGGACCTTGTGGGCCGGGCGGACCCTGCTCGCCGCTACCGTCACTGCCGCTGCCGCCACCGCCACCGCCAGGACCGACGATGCTGATCAGCTCGAAAAGGTCGGCAAAATTATCGTTGCACTTCTTGAATGCCGTTCGCGCCGGATCACCGGTGCCGTCGTTCGGCCGTTTGCCGATATTGATTTTGCGGCGTGCTGGTCCATCGGCACGAACTTGCCGTGCCGCTTCGTCGACGACAGCGCCATCTGCGCTCCAGCGCGTGGAGTCAGCGGCATGCTCGGTGCTGTCGGCGGTGACGGTATCGGTCACGATGCCGGTTCTTCGCCTTTGCTGCGCGGCTCCATGGCCGGCGATTCGTGCAATAGCCGCACTGCGTTCGCGACCTGCTCGGCGAGCGCGGGCGGCAATGCCGGCACTTCGCCGGTGTCGCCTTTCGGGCCGGGCGGACCTTGCGGGCCGGCGTCGCCCTTCTCGATCGGCCGCGCTTCCAGTTCGGCAATACGGGCGGCAAGCGGTGCAGTCGCTTCCGTTACGCTTTCGCGCACGAATGGCACCATACCCTCGGCCAGGGCAGCGATATCAGCGCGTTCCATGGCTTTAGCCCCTGGATGATTTCTGGCCTTCGAAGTCGTCTTCCATGTGGTAGGCCATGCGAACGACCTGGGTATGCGGGAACACGGAGCGTCGTTTGCCGGTCACCGAGTCGTAATGATTGGCCAGCAGCAGCATCTTGCTGCGACCAAACAGTTCATCGATCTTGGCCTCCGCGTCCTTACGCAGTGGGTAATTCTGCCGGATCGCATTGATCAGCACGTTGATCGCCGCGCCCATGACCGCATCCGCATTCTTGCCGGCCGCCTGCTGCGTGAACAGCCGGAACAGCAGCTCTTCCTGGCCTTGCAGATTGCGCAGCGGATCAGATACCAATCGCCCGCTCCAGCACCTGGCGGTAGTCCACCGCGGCGAACTTGCCGCAACGACCAACGGCCTCGGGATAGTGCTGCTTGGCTTCGTGCGCCATCACGCCGAAGTGCAGCTTGCGAGACTTGCGATAGCGATACTTGTAGAGCGGCAGACCATCGGGCAGTTCGCCGATGCGCTCGATGTCGTACTTCGCATCGGCATCAGACAGCGTGAAGATGCCACTCGCATTCCACGTGATCACTATGTTGCCGCCGTTGGGCGTGACCGGAAGTCCCGTTACGGAAGTATCCTCATAGAGCACGAGTCGCCACGTGGTATTCGCGCCCGCGTTCTGTCGGTAGATTACGATGGCTCCGACGACCGTGCCGCTGACGGCCGTGAACGTCACGTCATCGCCATCGAACGTGCCATTTGCCACCGTGGGCGTAGTGATCGGCTGCGGCGTGCCGACGATGTTGGTCAGCGAGCTATAGTATTGATGGCTTGCTGAATAGGTATAGCCGCTGGATGTGGTGATCAGCGCGGCATAGGGCGCGTTGCTGCCGGTCTGGTTGAGCGACTTGTTGGTGTCCGCTTCGGTCAGAAGCGATTGCTTGAACAATGGATAGACTGCATTGGCCATGAGATGGGCTCCTATGTTCTGCTCGCGGCGGCGTTCCTCAATTCGATGGCAAACATGGCTGCAAGCTGCTGCGGATCGGGCTTTGGCTTGTCAGGTGGCGTTGCATCCGGCTTTGGTGCCGGCGGCGTGTTCGGCGCGAACGGATCAGCCTGCGCATCGCGCTTGGCCAATGCCTCGAGACTGTAGTTCTGCTGCTGCAGATACGGCGACTTTCCGCCGATGACTGGTTTCAGATCGAGCTTGCTGCGAGCCTCATTCGGGGCCATCACACCAGCGCCGACAGCGTCACGCAGCACGGTGACCTGCGTCACGCTATCCATGCGCAGCAGATTCTCGGTATCAAACTCGGTGCCTATGCCTTCCGCCCAGCCGATGCCGAGCGCGGCATCGAGCAATCCCTCGATTTCCTCGATATGCGACTGGAGCGCTTGTGAATAATATTCGACGTTGAGCGCCTGCACGTTGTTGTAGGACGGCAGCGCGCCGACACCGACCTTGTACGGCGGCACGTGATAGACGCTGCAGACCACCTCGGCCGACCATTTGAGCTGCTCGATCATCTGCGCTTCGACGCCGGTCATGACCATCTTTTCGTATTTCATGCCGCCGGTGAGCACGGCGATGCGACCGCGATTGATCCGAGAAAATCGCTGCTCCCATTCCTCCTTGATGCGTTTCTCCTCGACCTCGCTGACCTCGCCCGGCGCGGTGAGAATGCCGCCAGGGGTCGAGTCGTTCTCGAACAGCAGCGCGGAGGTCTTCTGCGCATTGAGTCCGAGCAGCGAGGAAAGCCCGCTGGCAAACACCGGCGGCGTGCCGACCAGCGGATGAAATAAGCAGTTGAAACGATCGTGAATAATCTCGCGTGCCGGTACGATAATGTCATCGATGTCGGCCAGGCTGTCGCTGCTCAGCCGGTAGAACACGCTGCCGTCATCGGCGACCAGCGGCTGCACGCGGGTCGGATCGAGGACATGCAGCGCGACCACGACATTGCGCTGATCGCGCACCTTGAGCACGTAGGTATTGCCGCGGCTGAGCTTCGAGAGGACCCAACTTTCCCAGAACTGGTTTGGCGTCTGATACTCATTCGGATGACGCAGCACCGGGCTGAACGCCGGGTTCGTCGTCTCGGTCCAGATGTCGTTTGCATCCTTCTCGACGAGCTTGACCCGCAGCTTGGCGATGTCGCGCGCGATCAGGGTTTTACATGCGAAGTCCGCGTGGAAACTCGACGCGGTGTCGACATTGATTTCGAGATTGCGCTGCCACGCGCCAGTGAACGGCTCGCGGATGACGGGATACCACCCGCCGCGGCCTTCCGGCACGTTGTGCAGCGCCTTCTTTTTCTCGCCGGTGAACGGCACCGGCAGGCCGAAGATGCGCATCAGCGTTTTGCCTGTGCGATCTCGATCTCATGCCGCAGCCGAGGCACACCCCAGCGGCCGTCGACATTGATGCCGAGCTGTGTCGCCTGCAGGCGCAACTGATCGAGGTCGGGCGGCTGCGCCGATGTCATGGCACCAACAGCGTGGGATTGCGGCTCGGGCTCGGGCTCGTGTCGCGGCACGGACGGCATTGGCACAGGTTCGGCGGCGCGCTGCGCGGGCGGCTCTTTCAGAAATTGCGCCTTTCGCTTCACGACCAGCGCAACCGCTTCCCTGATCGGCACCTCATACTCATCGCCGGCTTTCAGTCGGCGCGTGCCATAACTGTGCGACTTGAGCGCCTTGAGCTTGCGCGTTGTCATTTGCTGATCCTCCGAGGAGGTGGGGCCGGGTCGGAGGAGGACTCGCCCGGCCCCTTGAGACGGCACGACGGTCGTGGAGCAGTTATGCCGTTGCGATCGGGCCGCCCCAATCGACGCCAGTCAGATACGCGACCGAGCCGGTGCGGCGACGCAACCACGAAATCATACGCTCCGCTCTGATCGCGACCGTGTTCGTCTGGAACATCGAGACCAACGAAGTTGCGCCGGTCGGGGTCTTCGAGTCGTGCGCCGGCGCATCCGACATTTCGAGCGAAGCCTCGCGGCTGGTATCGATCGCGATGTCGCCGTCGTCGGCGAGATAGACATCCGAGGCGTTCACCAGCACGACTATGTTGGTGACATAGTCGGAGGCGATCACCGGCATGCCGCTGAGTGTGCCGCCGGTCATGCTCATGGCACCGAATTCCTGTTGCCCGAGAGCATTGGTCATCATCGCGAGCGTCACCGCCATGTTCGATGACATTATCCATACTCCGGCCGACGGCGGGTTATTGTATGACGCGAACTTGGCATAGAGGTTTCGGATGTCGGCCCGCACCGAGTCGGCATCAGTGCCGGTCGATGACGCGATTGCCGGGGCACCGTTAGTGATCGACGCCGGCGAGACACCCGCCACCGCCGCCTTCGACGGCGTGATGAAGTCGATGTCGAGCCGTTCGCGCAACGCCGCCGCCAGACTGTCGCGAACGATCATGTCCGACTTCGGATTGCTGAAGCGGATCGACTCCTCGGTCAGCGCGCAAATGTTGGCCACCTTGGTCGGCGGCAACGTGGTGCGGGTGAACGCGAAGGACGTTAGCGGCTTGGCCTTGCCCTCGCCCACCCAGTAGCCGGCACCGCCGCCGGTCTGCGTGACCAGCGGAACGTTGAACGGCACTGAGCGCAGTGCCGGAACGCCGCCGACGCCGAAGCGTCCGAGAATGGTCTGCGCCCGCAGGAATGGCACGAAGTCGGCGACCGCACCGCTTTCCGCGCTGATCAGATTGGCCGCCCAGTTGCCGCTGATGGTGGTGCCGGCCGGCACGTTGGCCTTGAACTCGGCAGCGATCGCGCTGTCCGAGCCATACATCTCGGCAGCGATGTCGCTGGCGGGACGGAAAACCCTTTGCGACAGCACATGGCATTTGACCAATTGCGCAAACAGCTGGCCGGGTTCGAGCTTCGGCTGCGGCTTGACGATGATCGAGCCGTTGCCGCGCGCCGCAGCGCCGTCGCCCGATTTCTCGACCTTGATCGACTTCGCCGCGAAGGCTTTCGCCTGCTCGATCTTGCGCAGACGCACGAGATCCTTGTCGAGAGCTTCGACCTCGCCCGACAGCGTGTCGAACTCCTCCTGCTCGGCCGCGTCCGAGGTGCGATCCTCATCGAGCGACTTCTGCATCACAGCTTCCATGCGCGCCGCGCTCGCGGCTCGCTTCGCTTCAAGAGCAGTGATCTGCTCCGCAATCGTCTTCATGGCGCCCTCCTGGGCAACATTCCGTTGAGACGTTCCCGAGGCGCCGGGTGGGTTCAGGTGAACGACGCGGCGCGGCTTCGCTTGGCCAGACGCGGCCCGCTGCGCAGTGTCGATCGATTTGATGGTGGCGATGGTGCATTCGCTGTTCGCCGGAATCGTCACCGCCGATAGCTCGAGAAAATCCCATTTCGTGAAACGCTGGCCGCCGAACGGGCTTTTCTTGTCGACGGGCTCGACATCGATTGCCTTGAAACCGATCGAGAGCCCCGACACGAGGCCGGCCTTGATCAGCGACCAGGCGCGGTCGATCTCGGCCGTCACACCTTTGGCGATCTTGGCGACGATCTCGATACCGGCGTCGGTGACTGACGCCTGCGTCACGTGCCCGATCGGTTGCTTGGAGTCGTGCTGCCACAGCAGCGGGATAGGCAGTTTGAACTGCGCGCCCTTCGGCTCGACCACGTCCTCGAGCCGATCCGGCGTCGGCGTCGACGCCATGCCGGTAATCACCCGCGCGTCCTCGTCGACCGCTTTCACGGTCAGCAGCGAATAGGCTCGGTTCATGGCGATTGCCTTCTATGGAACATCCCGCCGCGCGCGGTGTTCTTTCATTGCGACCGCGAACGTTGGTCACAGCCCCCCGACCCCAAGTCCGCGGCGACCGCGAC